GAGGCGATTAGAGAAGAACGTGCTAAACGGGTTAGGTAGTGGGCTGACATCGGCGCTGATGACGGTTCGGACGGCGCAAATTAAAAGCTACCAGTTAGCCAATCACGCCACCTATTTAGCAAATGATAACATTGTCAAGGGCTGGGTGTGGCACGCGGAGCTTGGCTCCGCGTGTTTGGCTTGCACGGCGGAACACGGCACAGTACACGAGCTGTCCGAGACACTGGACGGGCATCATAATTGCCGATGTGCGCCGATTCCGCAGACCGTCACCTATGCCGATTTGGGGCTGGATATTCCCGAAACGGTTGAGCCGACGCAGAGCGGCGAAGATTGGTTCAACGAGCAGCCGGCGGCCACGCAGCGGGAGTTGATGGGGCCGGCGAAGTATGAGGCGTGGCAGGATGGCAAGTTTGGGTTTGGGCAGTTGAGCGCAACGTATGATGACCCGGTGTATGGGCAGATGAGGCGAGAGGCGACGTTAGGGGAGTTGATGGAGTGAGCCAGCGCGACCGGCTTTTAACCTACAAACAAATGCTCATGCACATCATCGGCTTTTGCGCGGCGCTTTATCGACTGATAACGGGCGAGGATGCGCCGAAATTCAAGGACATATTGTAATTATCGGGGAAGTGTGATATAGTAATCTTGGTTGCGGCGGCAGAACTAATGCCCTGACCGGACGCCCATCCCATAAGCTAAGTACCCTATACGGTTGGACAGCGGGAGGCAGGCAACACGCCTATAAAAAATAGCCCGCTCAATCTTAGCCCGCAACCTAACCAAATAGCAAGCCAATTCTAACGAATGGCCCAAGAGCAGTTGTCTATAAGCCCACTGTGACCCAGTGGGTTTTTTTATTTACCTCCACACCGAGGGCAAGAACACAGGTGGATTATTATGGCAGACCCAGTACCAACCCCAGACGGCACACCTACGCCGGAACCAACGCCCCCACAGGCGACGCAGCCAACGGGTAACGCGCCCGGTCAACAAAGCGGCAAGATTGCGTTCGACAGTGAGGATGACTTTCAGAAAGAGATTGACCGCAGGCTCGGCCAGAGGCTGGCTAAAGAGCGTGAAAAATACGCCGATTACAAAGACCTCAAAGCCGCAGCCGACGAGTTAGCCAAGATCAAGGAATCGCAGTTAAGCGAAACCGAGAAGCTAACCAAGCGGTTAGCAGAACTCGAAGCCGCCAAAGCGCAAGCCGAAACCGACCGCGATTCAACTCGCTATGAGTCGGCCATTATCGCAGAGGCAGCGAAGCTCAACTTCAACGACCCAAATGACGCGGTTGTAATGGTTGACCGGAGCCTGCTTAAGCTGGTTGACGGCAAAGTGCAAGGCGCAGATGTTGCGGTCAAAGCGCTGGCTGAAAGTCGAAAGTATCTAATCAAAAACGGCAATCCATCATTGTCCACCTTTAACCCAGCCGGCGACAATTCGCCCCTGAAAGAAACCGACGCCCAGCGCCGCGCCCGCATCTATGGCGGCGGCGGCGACATCTTTGACGCAAGTACAGCCACGCAGCGCGGCGGCGGGGTGGTGTGGCCCGGCGGATTGCCACCAGCAGAATGAGGTAATTAGAGATGGCAACAAATACGCAGGCAAATATCGCTGCCTATATGCAAACGATATTTGATGATGCGATGTTCATTGCGCGGGATGTGGTGCTTATGCCGCGCCTGGTCACGCAATTCAGTGACACCACCGACGAATCAAAAACCCGCACGTCAAGCATTTATGGCTCGCTCACAATGGCGACCCTGGGCGAAACCGACGACCTGGCCTCGCAGAGTTTTACCCCGGCGGCGCTGGCGACCCTGACCCCCTCGGAATCAGGCGGCCAGGTATTCATCACCGACAAACGGATTTCGTCCGATCCATTCGGCGCACAAAATGACGCCTCGCTCGAACTGGGCGCGGCGATGGGTGCCAAGATTAACACCGACCTCCTGGACGATATGGCGAACTTTACCGGCGGCACCGTTGGCGCAGCCGGGACGGTCATCACCTGGGGTCATTTCTTTGCGGCCCGCACCCAACTAAAAGCGACGAAGGCCCCTATGCCCTATCGCTGTGTGCTGCACGAGTATCAATGGCACGTGCTGGCAAAGGCGGTCGCACCCGCTGCAACAGTAACCAACGCCCCCCAATTTCAGGATGAAATCACCCGCCAGTGGTATGCCGGATCAGTGGCCGGGGTGGATATTTTCACCACGTCTGATATTACCATTGATGGCAGCGGCGATGCCAAAGGCGGGATGTTCAGCCCGTCGGCATTGGCCCTTGACGGTAGACGCGCCCCCCGGATTGAGCCTGAGAGGGACGCCAGCCGGCGCGGTTGGGAGTTAAACGAAACGGCGGTTTATGCCCACGGGGTCTGGAGAGCGGCATTTGGAATTTTGTTGCACTTCGACGCTGCGGTGCCTTCGAGCTAGGAGAATAAACAATGTCTAACGATGCACAGTACATAGTAATTCAACCGCCCGCCCTGGCTGATACCGTTCTATTCAAGGTGGTGAAGGCGTCGGCTATCTATGGCGGCTTTACCGTCATTCGGGCTTATGTGACCGCAGGCGCTGCTGGCACGGCTAACCCCGTGCTCCAAAACTACGGCGCATCGGGCACGGTCGCCGGGGGCACGGTGGCGGCTTTCTCAGGTACAACCGTTTTCACGGCGGGCACGCCGCAACTCTTGACCGTCACAGCAGCCAATCAATTCATTGATGATGATGAATGGTTGGTGCTAAAGATGGACGGGGCGCTGCCGGCAAGCTCCACGATCACAATTGAGACAGTAGCAGGCATTACTTCGCAGGGTTAGCCCTTCGACGGAGCTCAGGACAGGTTATGGGCCTTTCGCCGCTCATTTTTTCAACGGCTCCCTGGTCATCCTCCTCGTATTCGGTGCTGGTCAACCGGACAGTACCGAATATGGTGAGGGATGGACACCGGGCCAATCTTGGCGTGTTTTTCGGCTTGCAGGGCAACCCCTTGCCGTGGGGCATCACCCCCAAAGATGACAAGCCCGGCGGCCAGGTGATTGTTCTGCCATCGGTTGACGGCGGTCACTACGACGTGAATACCATCATCCCGGCTTATAAACATTTCAATGCAGATTGCCTCATCACCATTGCCGACGTGTGGGTGTTTCCCAGGGAGATAACCGGACAAACGGTGTTTTGCCCCTGGCTGCCCATCGACCACGATCCCACGCCTGAGCCTATTTTAGCCTCCCTGCAATCGGCGGCCTACCCGATGGTATTCAGCAAATGGGGGGTTGAGGTATTGGCGAAGGATGGCGTCAAGAGCCGCTACATTCCCGGCTCCGCTCCCGCCGATGTATTCAAACCCGGCGATAGGCAGGCAGCGCGGGCGGTCATCAACTTCCCCAAAGAGGCCGGATTTGTCGTGTCAATGGTGAGTGCCAATAAGGACCCGCTTGACCGCAAAGGGTTTGCCGAAGGCTTGACCGGCTTTGCCCGCTTTGCCGAAACGCACGAGGATGCAATGCTTTATCTGCATACCAACTGGGCCGGGGCGATTGATATTAAAGCGCTGGTAAGGCGGCTTGGAATAGAGAAGCGGGTCATCCAGCCGGACCCGTTTGGGCTGGCTATGGGGATGCTTGACGATAGGTACATGGCGCTGGCTTATCAGGCTTCGGACGTGCTGCTCAATCCCTGCAAAAGTGAAGGCTTTGGATTGCCGATTATTGAAGCGCAGCTTTGTGGGATTCCAGTTTGCGCCACCGACTTCGCCACAACTGACGAGCTACTGTTTGCCGGGTGGAAAATCCAGGGGCAAGCCGACTGGTCAAATGGCCTCAATAGTTGGCGGGTGCGCGTCTACATCGACAGCGTGGTTGACGCGCTGGAAGAGGCGTACCGCAACCGGGGTAACGAGAAACTTGCACAGAAAGCCCGCAACGGGGCAATGAGGTTTGATAACGATACGGTGTTTAATCAGTACTGGCGGCCCGCGCTAAAAGAGATTGAGTCCATTGTCACCCGTTCAAAAATAGCCATCCCATCATTCACTAACGGAAAGCAGCCCTTCGGCAAAGCTCAGGATGCACCGAATGTTACCGAAACTCTCGATTTGGTCCCTGTTCAGGGATGACGCCGGCGAAAATATAGCCCGCTACCGCAGGCAAATCGAGGCGCTTGATTATCCGCCCGACCTGTTGCGCCTTTACCTGGCCGAAGGTGACAGCACGGACGAGACCTATGACGAGTTACGGGCGTGGTCTATCGACGATGAACGGGTAACGGTCCTTAAGTTTGACACCGGCCTCCGCCGGCACGGGCACACCGCCGACCCGGAGCGGTTTCACATCCTGGCGGCTATGGCTAACCCGGCAATTGAGGCGATTTGCCGGGATGGTTGGCCCGATTACGCCGTACTGGTGGAAAGCGACCTTATCTATGATCCTGACATCTTTAAGCGGCTGCTGTCGAATAAGCCGGAAAAGACAAGCGTAATAGCGCCGATGGTCTGGTTGATTGTGAATGACACTCTACGCTTTTACGATGTATGGGCTTTTCATTCGCTGGACGGTCATAACTTCCCCCCGGCAAACCCGGCCTGGTACGTGGCAAATTGGCCTGACGAGCCGTTTGAGGTTGAGAGCGTGGGCAGCCTGGTATTTTTCCCGATGGCTGCCATTCGCGCGGGCGCTCGCTACAATGAGGAAGTGATTCGAGGGATGACACTAACGGCGAAAGAGGCGGGCCACCGGGTATTTTGCGACCCGACTACCCACGTATTTCACCCGCCGATTGCAGGAGAGGTATGGTGAATATCATCCTATGCGGCTTCGGCCTGGCTGCGCCGGGTGTTATGGATTACCTGTTAGAGCATACCGACCGGCTGGCCGTATTCACTCACGACGATCTATCCTATGTGCCGGGACTAACCCGGCAGGCTGATGCGGCGGGCGTGTGGCATACGACGGAGAGTATCAATAGAGCGGCGCTACCTTTTGAACCTGATATGATCATCAGTATCTACTACCGCTATATTATCCAGCCGCACATTATCGAGGCTTGTAACGGGCGCATTTTCAACGCCCACCCGTCTCTACTCCCCCGGCATCGGGGCTGCTCATCTATCCCGTGGGCGATGATTGAGGGTGACAAGGAAACCGGCGTCACGTTTCATTACATTGACGAGGGCATTGATACCGGGCGGATCATTGGGCAAATCCCGACAAAGATTAAACCGGACGATACCCAGGCCACGCTACAAGCGAGGCTGGCCGGGTTGGTGGTTAAATATTTTCCGTGGGCTTTTGAACGGGTTAGAGAAGGTGACTTGGGCTGCGTTCAAATCGGCCCGGCCTCTTACCACCCGCGCCAATGTCCCTATGATGGGCAGATTAACCCGGACTGGCCGATTGGCAAAATAGAGCGGTTTATTCGGGCGATGATTTATCCACCGCTGCCCCCGGCAAAGTGGAGCGGTTATGAAATTAGATCAATGAATGATTACTTACAGGCGCTGGGGCACAGTAGCCGAAAATCAATTGAGGTAATAAGATGACTTTAAGTATTGACATAGTTTTATATTTAGTGGCCGCGATTCTGTTCGGCCTTGACGGGTTTAGAGTACCGGCGGCGGTGAATTGGGTTAGCCTGGGATTTATGGCGCTGGCTATCTCGCTGATTGTCTAAGAGGTCAAGTGGCAACCTGGAAAGCAAAGATTACCACAGTATCGGCGCTTGACGCCGGCGCTAAACTAGAAGCGCAATTTAATATCATCCGGCCAAATGGAACTGTAGCGGTCATAGACGGTGTACCCATCGTTCTATCCGCAACCGGCAACCCAACCAACATTCAAGCGCGGATTGTTACAGTGGCAACTGACTACATTCGAGAGTTGGTAGCTACAGCCTTGACGGTCGGGCAAGAAATTACATTCGAGTTATAGGCCAGGTTCAAGACCACTGATCTAAATCGGCCTGGGTAAATGAAGAGGCAATGAATTTTGATGGCACGTTGGCTAAAAAATCCAGTTTTTCTTGTTCGGTAGCGAACTCGTACCAATCCCAGATTTGATCGCCGGAGGTTTGCGGGAGCGCCAGATGATTGATTACATTACCTGGCTCGATAGATCGTTGAATATCACGGAACGACTCGCCGGGTTTGAGGTCGTAAAGGCTTATAACTAATGTCGCTGTTTTACTTAGTTTCATTTTTGAATTATAGCATAGGTGAAATGTGGCTCAAAAAGTAGCAGCCGCAACCGGCGCATGGTCAGCAGCCGCAACGTGGAACAGCGTTACCAATACGCCGACGTTGCACGCTTCGACCAATATAACAATTAGCACCACCAACCTGTTCACGGCGACGTTCACCGCTCCGAACACGACTAACGCATGCACGGGTGTTCTGCTATTCATTCCCGCCATTGGCTCGGCTGGCACGGTCACAGTCACGCTACAGGAAAGCACGGTTGACACGGCGGCAGCGCGGGCGATTGCGGTTACTAGCCTTGTGGCCGCTACCTGGGTGTATTTTAGATTTGCAACCCCATACGTATTTACGACCACCGGCGCGGGCGCGTATCGTTTCAGGATTGTCAACGCAGCGGCAGCGGGCACGACCAGCGCGGCAGCCGACAGCGGCGCGGCGAATATCGCGTACCTGGCAACGGATGACCGGACGGGCGCACCCGGCACAACGGATGATGTTTGGATTTGTGGGCAAAATCAGGTGACGCCGATTACGGTCACAGTGGACGGAACGCAGACCATCGGCTCAAAAACCGATACCGTGTTAGCCGTTCAACGCACCCTGGGCAATGCGATTTCAATTAACAATTTGGGGGTGTTAGCCTGGGACACGGTAGCCGATGCTACGCTCACCTGTGGCGGCAATATCGTTTGCAATAATAATTCAGGTGAATTGCAAATGGGGACGGTAGCCACGCCGATGCCAGCGGCGAGGGTGGGCCGGTTGCGGTTCGATATGGCAACAACAGGAAACCACGGGTTGAGAGTTTTCCCTACAGGCAAACTCATCCTACAAGGTGTGCCAAAATCTAGCACGTCACTATGGGAAGCTAAACTTGTATCTGGTGTGGGTACGGCGGTCAGCCCATTGGTAGTTGACGCGGCGGTTGATTGGAGCGTAGGTGATGAAATAACCGTAAGCGCCACGTCTAACAATGCGACCAATTACAATGAGACGGAATACCGCTTTATCATTACCAAAAACTCAGCTACGAGTTATGTCCTATCCGCCACCGCTGGCGGAGTTGAGGCTGCATTTACATTCACTCATTCAACCGATGCCTGGGTACTGAATATTGGTCGCAATGTGCTAATTGACAGCACAGACAGCGCAAAATCTTATTACATAACCATTGGCAGCACTACGGCTAGCCTTGTAGATGTTGACTGGACACATTTTGACGTTATCGGAATCAATGCGACCAATAAGGAGGGGCTTGTTGTTACCAGCGCAACAGCCGCAATAACTATAGACTATTGTGTATTTTCCAGATACTTTACAGGTCTGAGAACTGTTTTTACTACTGTATCCTTGTCTTTTACGGGCCTCATTTGTATCAGGCAATCAGGTACGGGTATCGGTATCCAAACCGGGTCAAGCAATAAGATTTTTACTGATTGTTTTGTACTGGACGCGAAACAATTAGGGTTTTCATTTACAGCATCTTATAACATTTTGTCTACTCGTTGCTACGCTATAGCCTGCAACAAGGATAATACGTCTGGCGCTGCTGGTTTTGTAATTTCAGGCGGTATTCAAACATTCAACTCCTGTGAGGTCCATGCCACGAGACAGGAAGCACTTAGATTATCAGGTGCGTCGGACCTTCTTTTTAATAACCTTCTTTGTGGCACTAAAGGCACAAATGTGGTTGACGTGGGTATGCCCAATACAGGAGTTTATAATACTGTTGTTTTTGTTGACTCATCATTTGGTTCAGCTACGTTTATCTCTAATTATCTGACAATGTTAGCCGGTTCCTCTATCCAATTTCACGCTTACAATGGCAGTGCTAACAATCACACCTGGTACACCAACACCGGCATAGCTCGCTCAACCGGCGCGGGCCTCGTGGACACGACCAACAAAACGGCTGGCAATCTAACCGTGCGAATTGCGCCGGAAAATCTCACAGATGGTTTTGTTTGGGAATTTCTGGTTGGCATCAAAGCCTCAACCGCTGCATCCATATTCGGCTTTGCTCAGAAAAACGTCGCTTTTGGCGTAAGCGTTGTGACAGTTGAGTTATTCTTACCTGGCTCAACCGTAGCCGATGCTACCGTCACACTCGACAACACGACCGGCGCATGGCAAGTGTTCAACCTGGCGGCCAGTTATACCGGCCTGGTGGCTGGCTTTGCCACTATTCGCATCACGGCCAAAACAGCAACCGCCAGCGCCTATGTTTATTTCACCGACTTCTACAACGGCACCAACGTCTTGACCGGGCTTCAGGCGTGGTATAACGGCAAGCCAAGCCCGGTATTTACTGACTTGTTGGGCGACCCGGCCAGTGTGTGGGCGATTCTGACCAGTACATTAACAACAGTCGGGACTATTGGCTATCAACTCACCAACGGGATAACCACCATTCAAGCCGATACGGATGACATTCAAACGCGCATCCCTGCGGCTTTGGTCGGTGGCCGGATGGATTCCAGCGTCGGCGCAATGGCGACGGATGTTATCACGGCAGCAGCTTTATCAAGTGGAGCGGCTACTGAAATTGTGACCGCTATCTTTGCGGGACTGATGGAAGGCCGCGCTTTTGAGGAGATCATTAAAGACATCTGGGCGCAGGTGGTCGGTGATTTTGTAGCCGATGACGCCGACGAACCGGCTTCGATTGTTTACGGGGGTCCGAACGGAGCAACGCAGTTGACGCACGCGATCACCGATACAACGAGGAGTTGGAGCTAAGTTGAATAAATCAAGACGGATTGCTTTGGGCGGCTGGCTCAATAATGTCCTGAGCATTGCTACGCGGGGCTGGTTTGGGGGCGTCTCCGAAACATTTGAGCCGTTCTGTGTTGACGGCTCCGAGCTTATTGTCAATAGCCTATCCAACGCTGTCACCTTATCAGGTGTCACGCCTACGGCTAGCCTTGTCTCTGGGGTATCGGGCGGCGCAACATTGGCCGGGGTAAGCGGTGGTGAGGCGGTTGAGAGTGGCGTGGTAAATGTAGTGACGTTGGCGGGCGTGACCGGCGCTGCATCGCTTGCGGCCAATGTGATGAGTAGCGCGGCCCCCCCCACCGTGACCGGCAGCGAGGCGCTAGCTAACGGCCTGGTAAGCGTGGCAACACTGGCCGGCGTGGTAGGCAGCTCTACATTAGCCGGGAATATAGCGACTTCGGCTTCGGAGTGCGATTAAAATGGCATCCTATGATTTAGGCGACGTTGTAAGACTAACCGGCACATTTACCAATTCGGCAGGCGCTGCGGCTGACCCTACCACTGTAACGTTTTCATACACTGACCCCAACGGCACGACCACGACGCTGGTTTACCTGACCGACGCCGCGCTGGTCAAGGATTCGACCGGCGTCTATCACGTGGACATCGCCGCCTCAATTGAGGGTATCTGGCGCTGGCGCTGGCTATCTACCGGCACAGGCGCGGCCTCAACAGAGGGGCAATTTGCGGTAGTCAGAACGACCGTGCGGGCCGGGATGCAAAACCTAATTAACCGAGTACGGGCGCTGACGGGCGCGGGCGTGGCTGAGTATACAATCGGAGACATAAGTTATTGGACCGATGAGCACATTCAAAGTACGCTCGATGGGAGCGTACGTTACTTCGTTGCAGCGCCGCTTGTATGGAAACCTGAGCAAATCGCCGGGACGGTCAATTATCTGATTGCCCAGGCTCCCTACCGTGATTTGGAGGAAGCAGCCAGCGGTACGGCCCGCTGGGCTGTCAGGGACGGGGCGGGAGCGTTCATTGGGACCGCCAATTATACGCCGAATTATCGCACTGGCGAAATTAGTTTCGGCACGGTCAATCAGGGCGGGACGGCCTACTATTTGACAGCCTATAGCTATGACGTGTGCGCGGCGGCGGCGGATGTACTGCAAGGGCGGCTGGTCAATTTCAATAGCTACTTTGACTTTTCGGCAGACAATCAAAGCTTTAGCCGGTCACAAATAAGGAAAAATATCAGGGAAATGATAGACGATCTGCGGGGGTGCATCGGTGAAAATGTGATTGGCGCGGTATCGGGTGACATGCATACGAGTGAGTTTGTGCGGGTGGATATAAATACGAGTGGTTGGGGGTGGATGTGACCGGCATAACGGCTGCTGAGATGGCAGCAATGAGAGACATTGCAGACACTTTTTTCCCGGATGTTTGTTCTATTGGCACCGTCACTCAAGGCGTCGATTCCACCGGCAGCCCGACCGAAACATTCACGGCCACCTATCCGAGCGTGGCCTGTCGGCTAGACCCCGCCGACGGAGATGAGGAAATTCGCAATCTGGCGCTTGAAGGGGAATCGAGTTGGTGGCTCAATATCCCGTACGACCAGCCGATAGACGAAACGTGGCAGGTCATCCACGATAGCCGGACGTACCAGATTAAGAGTGTGTGGGATACGCAGAGCTACCGGACGATTAGACGGGCGCTGATGGTAAGAGTGGGGTAGAGGGCTTAGGGTTTATGGCTAAAACGATTAAGGTCCACCTGGACGACCGTAAACTACAGGAGATTATCAAATCCACCGAGGGCGGAGTAAGGCGGCGGGTGATTGCCGACGGGGTCAATTATGGCATCCACGTCGAATTAGGTACGAGCCGGATGGCAGCCCAGCCGTTTCTAATTCCGGCCTTTGAGCAGCATACCCGTGGCCTGGGCGATACATTGGGCAAAGCTATCGAGGCTGGGGTAAGTCTTGACGATGTGATGGGGAAAGTCGCCTTTGATATTCAGGCAATGGCCCAGGAATTAGCGCCGGTTGACACGGGCGCGTTAAAAAATAGTTTGCATGTGGAGACAGAGTAATGATGAGCGGACCTTATATCATAGATGTACTCATAGAGGCGGAGGTCGTCACGCCGGGTATCAATCTCGTTAGCATCGTAGCCAACGCCAACGGCTACTATTCCATTACGGTGGAGGGCGCACCGACAGCACAGCAACCAATGGGCGATGAGTTAAACCGGCTCAGGCAAATAGCCCAGCTTGCCGCAAAAATGGTCAAGCTACAATTGGAAGATGGACAGGTAGATAACGCATTGGCAGAACAGGTAAAGGCGCTAATCAGTGGCTGACTTCCAATCAGCTTTGGAAGTAGGACTTTACAATAAGCTCACCACCCAGGCCAGCCTGATAACCGCGTTGGGAGGGACGTTGATTTATAACTCTATGGCTCCCCAAAACCCCGGCACAAAGTACGCTGTCTTTCAATGGCAGGGCGGCGGGGATGCCAATGAGTCACCGACCCGAATGAGAAACTTACTTTACACAGTGCGAGGCGTGGCGACGACTAAAGCCGTAGCCCTGAGCATCGACAGCGCCATAGACGACGCACTACACAACCAGACACTAACCGTTTCCGGCTGGACAAACATTCAATTGCAGCGGGAAACGGACATCAACTTTATTGAGCAGGACGCCGGCGGGGTGAACCGTTATCACGCTGGGGCTATTTACCGGGTCATCATCGACTCATAGGAGAATCAAATGACAGCCTACACGGGCAGAAATTTATACCTACTTTGGAAGGGGATAAACATCAGTAGTGATTATCGCTCATTTGAACCGAGCGATGAGATCAAAGTCGAATCGGCCAGCGCCGGGGCAGACATCCCCGAAACGTATTTAACCACCCTGACCGACGGCAAAGCCAGCTTGACGATGCGCTCGATTGCGGGCACGGCGGGCACGGCCTTATGGGTCACTCACTTCGCCAAAGGCAATGAGGGCACGTTAGAATGGGGCCCGGAGGGCACGGCCACAGGCAAGCTCAGGAGCTATGTTAACGCCATTGTGCTTAATAGGACTCCTGCCAGTGAATACGCCGGGGTAACAGAGTGGAAAATTGAATGGCAGTTTAACGGCATCCTGACAGATACGGTGTACTAGGAA